CCTCACGTTGTTTCGGTGTACCAGACCATGTAGTCGGCTGATACCCTATGCGTTTCCGTTTCGTTGTCGTACATGTCTATATCGTTGTCGAGGAACACCGCCCAAACCTTCCGGTCGAAAAACGGGACAACGCTTGATCTGCAAACCAGCAGGCACTCGTCCACGTAAACCTCGCCGCCCGCTCCCTGGTTGCGAAGGTCGAACAGAATAGACGCTGTACCGCTCGGGGCCGCCTGTCCGTCTGTGGTGAACCTCTCGTATCCTGATGTGGTCTCCGTTATGGCCGTGTCGGAGGCGAGCAGCGTCCCGCCGCCGGAATCACGGAAAAGCGCACGGATGCGAAACCTCGTGTCTGGTGCGCTCACAACATTCGCCTGCACACTCCATGAATACTCGCAGTCATCGCTCGCCGTGACGATCTGCGAGAGCGAGGCACCGTCCGTTCCGTCGAGCTTTCCCCGCCAGCTTCCGCTCTTCGCCGTTGTTGAGTCCTCGGCGATGGTGCCGCCGCTGGTTTTGGTCCAGCCCGTGTCACCTAGCTCAAACCCGGGGTTCGTCAACAGGCTCGGGCCGGTCCCCCGATACGCAGAGATCGCCAGGCGCACCGCCTCCGCGAGGTCTCTCGCCTCGGACAGGCTCGCCCCCCACGAGTCTATCTGAATCCTCGCCATCGAGATGTTGGTCTGCGCCGAGAGGTGATAGCCGGGATCAGAGGAGACTCTCGTCATCACCGCGAGGGGGAGCGTCGGACTCTGCGGCATTTTCACGCCGTAGCAGCGGTCGCCAATGAGTGCCGTTACATCCTCGTCGGCGATGATGATCGAGCGCAGGGCTTCCTCAATCATAGCCCGAGAGTCCTCCTGCCAGTTCTGCTCAACTTCCCTGCGTAGGCCTGCTTCTTCAGGCGGCCTGCCAGCCTGTTCAGAACGTGCCAGAGCGAGTCACCAAACTCGCTCACAAACCTCTTCCTGTTGGCGTCCCACGCCGGACGGAGGAATGGCTCCGCAGGGCGCGAGCGGAACCCACGCTCGAAGAGGACGCCGTACCAGTGCTCGCGGCTCGGGCCGAGCGAAATCGCGGCGGGCGTAACGGTGTTCTTCATCACCCTCGCCTTAATGCTCTTCGCCATGTCTCCGCTTCTCCACGAGGCGCTGCGGGCGCGAGTGCGGGCGTCTCTTACCATCGGCTTGGCCGCGTGCTTGAGCGCACTCCGAAGCTGCGAGCGCGCAACGCCACGGGGCAGGCGCCTCAAAACCCTCTCCAGCTCGTCGCCGCCCTCTATCCGGAAGTTGAACTGCATCAGCTCACCCGCTCGACGAAAATGTCCAACCCCTCCTCGCGCCCGATCTCCTGCGTACCGAGGATGTCGTAGTTCTCGCTATCGTAGACGAGGCGCATCTTCGGCGTGATCGTCTCCGTCTCGCTGTTCCAGCGGACCCTGAACACGAGGTCGGCCTTCGCCAGCTCACGCTGCTCGCCCCAGTCCTCCGAGACGCGGTTGGGGCGCTTCTTTGCCCAATAGGTGCCGAGATCGGACCACGATTCGACAACGTCGCCGTGAGAATCAACGGTCTCCGTGGCCGTCTGGATCGTCACTCTCCTATCGAGATCACCCGCGCGCATAGAGCCCCTCGAATTGTTCCAGCGAGGCAGGCGTCAGGTCTAGCTCGTCGGCCAGCCGGGAAAGTTCCTCGTGCGGGTCGTCAGCACCGAACGGGTTGACGCGGAACACCCGCTCCGTCTCGGCAATGATGTCGCACCGCTTGGCGTACTCGCGCACATATTGCCGCCATTGCGGCAACGAGAGCCCGTGCATCCACGGGGTTCTCATGCACGCGGCGGCATTTTCTGCCGGGTCGCGCTCAACAATAACCCACCGCGCGGAGGGGAAGGCGTCAATCCACGCGGAGTGCGTGAGCGCCATCATCGGCCCCTTGAACAGCCACGGGCCGCCCTTGTAGCCCTGAGATTCGAGCACCTCATGCACCCGCTCGCGCAGTGCGGGGATGCGGCGGTTGCTCGAGACCGGCGGCACCTCGCGCTTGCCAAGGAGATCATACCCCATCGCGAACAGGTAGGGCTCGAAAATGTCGTGCTTAATCCGCCTATTCTCAAAAAAACCGCGCGGCGCACCGTCGTGCGCGCCATCGCACTCGCCCGTCCACACGCCGGAGGCGGCGAGGAACCCCGCCGTCAGGGAGGTGCCAGAGCGGGGCGGACCAGTCACGAGGATCGGAGATTCTATCGCTTCCATCGGAATACGTACTCCTCTCTGTGTGACGGTATATCCAACCGCTCCACCGTGCCGCCATTCGAGGCTAGCATTTCTGCCCACCACTCAGCGTCCCTACGAGTTGGGTGCAGGTTCTCCCCGAACCACACCGAGCGGAAGTTGGCGACCTTGTAGAGCACCTCGCCGCAATGCTCCGTGATGTTCTTGACCACTAGCGGAAGCTCCGGCTCGATGATGTGCTCCATCACGTCAGTGCAAACGCCGAGGTCGAAGCACCTCCCGAGGTCCATGTCGAGAAGAGATGAGCGCACAAACCTGTCACCATGTTCCTCTCGAACCCCGGGGTCGAGGCAGTTGTCCGCAATGTCCAGCCCGTAAGCGTCTTTCCCCTCTGAGGCCCAGCGCGCGAACAGATACCCAAGCCCACACCCGAGCTCAATCGCAGAGTCAAACTCGGGGAAGATGTCCGGGTGCTCATTGTAGAGCCGGAGCCCGTGGTGCTTCCTGCGATACTCCGGGTCTCTCCACACCCGCTCGTAGAGCTCCCGCTGGCTCACAGTACCTCCGAAATGTCCGCCTGCCGGAACACGGCCAGCGCCGAGTCTGGCGTGCAGTTGATGACGCTCACCCCCGCCTCCTCCAGCGGCTCGACAATCGTCTCAAACGCGCGCAAAAACTGGTCGAACGGTGGCCTCGCGCGGCCCTCGTGCTCGCCGAAGAAGTGCGAGCCCAACTCCTCCGAGGGCTTCATGTCGTACCCGAGCAGGATGATCCGGGAGGCCCCGAGGTGTACAGCAAAATTGATCGCCTGATACCCCGAGTTGCCGCCCGTCCTGACCGCCGTCCGATCCTCCAACTCCAGCCCATGTTGCCCGGTGGATTGGAGGAGGTTCACCTTTTCCGCCTCCTTAGAGTGCGGCCAGCCGGTAATCCAGCTCTCCGCTTGGGCGTTGTAGCCAAGCCCCACCCGGACCGCCGGGAAGCTGAACGCCTTCTCGTTGTGCGCCCACCACCACCAATCACACGCATAGAGCGCGTCGGCGGATGAGACGAGCTTGTAGGCGTCATTCACAACGATCAGCCGCGCCTCCTGCCGGATCGCCTCCAGGTCGAACTCGATGATGCTCGGCCCGCTCGCCGCGATGACAATCGTCTCGTCCGGCCAAACGCGGGGCACCTCCCAAAGATTCACAGCCAGACCTTCCATGCGTTCGCTAGGTACGACCAGGACTGCGGCATATTTGTAACGACCGTGCCAACAAGTACAGACTCGCGGTGTTCGTACCAGTGCCCAGCCAACAGCTTGATCGCGTGGACAATGTCCGGAGGGACGTCGGTGCTCGCATCACCAAACCCGGCGACGAACGTCACCGTCACCGCGTTCTCAATATCCCGCGTTGTCGGATACGCCTCCCCGTGCGCCAGATAGATGCGCGCAGGGAGCGAATTGGAGTCCACCGAGTACTTGCTCGAATCCCATGTCTGCGTGTCGCCGTTGTTGTCCACGTAGGTGATCGACGAGACGGACTGGAGCGGCGCACGCGGGAGCCGGATCGGCCGCTCGGAGTACGGGAAGTGGTCGAGCGTCATGGCCCACGTCTGCGTGACCAGCGCGCGATTCGTCTCCTGTTCGAACCGCCGCGTAGCAGCCGCCACGAGCGTGTCTATGTATGTGTCATCATCCGACACATCCACGCGGGCGTGGGCCTTGAACTCGGCGGTCGAGACAACCGCACTCGCCGGGTCCGTCGTCCTGTTGAGCGAGAAGTGGATCAACTCTTCGACTCGCTCTTCTTCGGACGACCGCGCTTGCGCTTCGGCGGGTCAGGCTTCACGGCCTTCTCCGCTTCAGGCTCGGCTGTGGCCGTTTCAGGCTCCGACTCGGGCTCGGGCTTGGGTTCCTCGATGTAATCCGCATACCCGTGGGCCACCAGCGCCTCGGCCTTCTCATCGGAAAACTCTGCGATCTCCCCGCCTCGACCGGCGCTGTGCTGGTTCGCCCATGCGTTGCGCATCCTGACGCGCTTCATGTTCCCTCCTAGTGCATTACAAGTGTAAACGAGCCGCTCTTCAGCGATCCACCGTTGGCCACCACAAACTTCACGCGGCTGTTGGCGATCCCAATCGCATCAATCACGGGCTCGCCGCCTGACGCATACAAGAACTCCGCGCCGTCAGTGGCATGAGCCTTCTGGTGCGGAGATCGCGTGGCGGAGGCGTTGACGTCGGCCTCGGTCCACAGGCTCTCGCCAGTCTCCTCGATGGTGATGGTAAAATCCACACCATCAGCGAAGTCATCTTTCGTGTAGATGATCCGGTCAACAATGCCGGTCACGACCTCGGAGTAACCCGTGGCGTCGCCGCTGCTGTCGGTGGTCAAGCTCACCGTGTCGCTAAACACATAGCTCATGCCGCCTCCTTAGCTGACAGCCGCACTGAACGGAGTGGCCTCGGTGCCGGTTGCCTTCGAGAACACGCGCACGGCCCATTGGTTCGCGGCGATGTCGATCAGCTCCACGTAGTCGCCGATTCCCGCGCCGCCCTTGGTCGTGCCGTTGAGGGTGATCGTGTCCGATGTCGCGGCGGTTTCAAACGCGACAACCGTGTCCGCACTGTCCTGCGTGAGCCAGGCGTGACCGTCCATCGTGTC